ATGCCTGGTACACCGCCCAACACACGACGTGGCCAACTGAAACGTTCGATCATGTACTCGCTGGACAAACAGAGAGGTGTGGCCCTTATCGGACCAGACTTTGATGTCGTGGGAGCTGCGGGTAAGGCGCACGAGTTTGGAGGCAACTTCCGACGAGAGCGTTACCCAAAACGACCGTTCATGGGACCAGCACTAGAGAAAGTCAAAGACCGCTTGCCCTCAATGTGGGCAGGAAGCATTCGATAAGGAGAAAACACCATGCCAGCCAAACTAGGACTCGATGCAAAGCTTTACCGTAACGCCGGGACGTACGCGGCTCCCACTTGGGACCTCGTCGGTAACGTTCGAGATTTGACGCTGAACCTGGAAACAGGAGAGGCCGATGTATCAACGCGCGGAAATAACGGCTGGCGAGCAACCGTCGGCACCCTCAAAGACGCATCGCTGGAATTTGAGATGGTTTGGGATACAGCCGACTCAGACTTCGGTGCCGTACGCGATGCATTTCTGAACAACAACACGGTGGAATTCGCCGTGATGGATGGACTCATTACCGGAGCAGGTAGCAGCGGATCCCAAGGCCTGCGAGCCACGTTTCGGATCGCCAGCTTCTCGCGCAATGAAGCCCTCGAAGAAGCAATCACCGTTTCGGTCACTGCCAAGCCAACCTATTCGGCCAATCCACCTAGCTGGATGACCGTCGCCTAATCCCGTTTCGATTCTCTTGCTTACGGAAGGCATTTAGAAAATGCACAGTTTTGTGGATAACTCCCGACGTACCTGGGAAGTTGCGATCAACGTTGCGGCTGTCAAACGGATTCGTGGTCTCCTTGGCATCGATCTTTATGCCTTGGTTGACGATGGATTTAAGTCTCTCTCAAAGCTTGTCTCCGATCCGGTCACCCTGGCCGATGTGCTGTACTGCTTGTGCAAGGATCAAGCTGACAAACAATCGATCAACGACGAAGACTTTGGTCGAGCGTTGGCAGGTGATGCGATCACTCATGCTGCCGATGCATTCGTCGAGGAACTGATTGATTTTTTCCCAGATGCCCGCGCCAGGGCGAGCCTTCGCAAGGCGATCGAAGCGGGCAAGACCGTCAGGGACAAGGTGCTAAGCCACGCGGAGAAGATCCTCGATTCGATCGACCCGGAAACCGAAGCCAAGAAGTGGATCAGCTCGTCTGGCACTTGGCCGGAGTCCTCGGTTGTGACCCAGGACCATTTAGCCTCCGAGAGCTAATCGCGATGGGGGAGGCACGCAGCCAAGTCCTCTGGAATCACACTTCCTCGGTTCTAGCGATGCTTGCCAACATCCATCGTGATGCGAAACGCTCGAAGATCTACCACCCGTCGGATTTCAACCCGCACGCGAAGAAACGAATCAAACCTCGCACGATGGTTGGGATCGAAGCCCTCAAACACGTTTTCATTGATCGGATGCAAGAGAAGCGGTAACGATGGCATCAAGCTCCAGTATCAAAGCCGGTTCAGCGTACATCGAGCTTTTCACCAAAGACTCTCGTTTGGTGAAGGGACTCAATGATGCTTCGAAGCGGCTCGATGCCTTTAGCAAAAGCCTCCAAGGGATCGGCACCAAAATGGCGTTGCTCGGGGCCGGCGTAGTGGCTCCTTTGGCTGGAGCGGCCAAGGTCTTTGCCGACATGGGTAGCGATATGGTCGATATGAGCCAGCGCACCGGTGTGTCGGTCGAAGCCCTTTCAGAACTGGGATTCGCGGCCGAGCAGTCTGGGGCTGATCTTGGAACGCTCGAGGGGTCGCTCAAGAAGATGCAGAAAATGCTCTTCGAAGCGGCCTCCGGATCGCAGTCCGCTCAAGAAACACTCGCATCCCTCGGACTAAGCGTCGCGCAGCTCTCGAAACTATCGCCCGACGAGCAGTTCAAGGCGATCGCCGACCGAATGTCGCAGATCACTGATCCAACGCTCAAGACCGCGACCGCAATGGCAATCTTCGGGAAATCTGGGACGCAGTTGCTCCCGATGCTTCAGGATGGTGCGCAAGGAATTGAAGAGCTGCAACAGCAGGCTCGCGATCTGGGACTGACCATGGCAACCGAAGATGCCCAAGCGGCCGAAGCCTTTGGCGATCGCATCGATGTACTTTGGAAAGTCCTCAAAAAGACTGTCTTTACGATCGGCTCGGCATTGGAACCTGTCCTCTCGGCGATGATCGACTCGACGGTGAGGATCGTCGTTACCATCAGCGACTGGATCAAAAACAACAAAGAACTGATCGTCACTGTATTCAAGATCGGCATGGCGATCGCAGCCGGGGGAGCAGCGATCGTCGCATTGGGAACGGCAGTCGCTGGGATCGGAACGGTGCTCGGCGCGGCAGCCACGGTTCTTACCGGTGTTGGCAGCGTATTTGCGTTCCTGGGGACCGCAATCGCGGCACTGATGTCCCCGATTGGTCTGACCATCGCTGGTCTTGCGGCGCTGGTCGGTTACTTCGTCTATGCCAGTGGTGCTGGCTCGCAGGCGATGCAATGGCTAGGTGAGCGATTCAATGAACTCAAAGACACGGCTCTTGGTGCATGGCAGGGGATCGGTGATGCACTGGCTGCCGGTGACATTGCACTAGCAGGCAAAATCTTATGGCTCACTTTGAAAATGGAATGGCAACGTGGGGTGGGATTTTTGCAATCGAAGTGGCTGGACTTCAAAGGATTCTTTATCGGGATCTTCCAAAGTGCAGTCTACAGCGTCGCTGGTCTGATGACCGATGCGTGGGCAGGATTGCAAACGGGCTGGCTAGAGACCACCCATTTCATCGCCGATAGCTGGACCGTTCTCATAAGCCTGCTCCAAAAAGGATGGAATCGGTTCAGCGGCTTCTTTCAAAAGGTCTGGGCCCGCATCCAAGGTCTCTTTGGGGATACAAACGCCGAGGCCCAGATCGCCAAGATCAATGACGAGATCGCTCGCCAAGATGATCTGATCAACAACTCCCAAAATCAAACGATCCTCGATCGTGAGAAGCAGCGCCAGAAGGCACGCAATCAGATCGAGCAAGATCGCCAAGGCGCACAGTCGGCACTCTCCGACATGCAGGCCCAAGAGCAATCGGCTCTAGAGGCAGCCAATCAAAAGGCACTTGCTGATTCGGCAGCAGAGCTGGAGAAAGCCAGAGGTGAGTGGAAAGCAGCATTGGGTGAAGCAGCGCAAAAGCGTGCGGAGACATCCCCAGGGTCGACAAGCAAATTCTCTCTGTCTGGGCTCGGTTTACCAGACATGGGCGGCTTGGATCAAACCCTCGCCGAGACTAAGAAGAAAACAGATGTCGTGGGGACCTTCAACCCCATCGCTGCGATGAACCTCGGGGCCGACTCTCTGGGGGAACGAACCGCTCGGGCTAGCGAAGAGGTCGCTGCCAATACCAAGAAACTCGTGCAACAAGCCGACCGTGGTGGCTTGGTCTTTGGATAGGAGAATCACCAATGGCCGATCCCATCATTATCGAAAGATTTGATTCGAAAGAAATCACCGAGAGCAAAGACAATCCGACCCATGATCTGGTCTACATGATCATGAACACTGAGGAATACTCGGTGGCCAAAGGTCTAATTGCATCGACGGCTCCCGCGAAAGTCGGTGACTTATTTCTCGATGACTATCACATCGTCCATTTGGGCAACGGTGTCTGGGAAGGAACTGCGCGCTATGTCAAATGGAAAAGTGAGTCGCAGTATTCCTTCGACACCGGAGGTGGTACGCAGCATATCTCCCAGAGCATTGCCAACGTCGGCAAATACTCGGCAGCAGGATTCTCTTCGCCGGAGTACTTCGGTGCCATCGGTGTCACGGATGATCGTGTTGAAGGAACCGACATCACAGTTCCGGTTTTCAACTTTACCGAGACGCACTACATCGACAAGACGCTGGTGACCGGTGGCTACAAGCTCGCTCTGTTCAATCTCACTGGCAAGGTGAATGGTTCGGGTTTTAAAGGATTTGCCAAAGGGGAAGTGCTATTCCTTGGAGCAAGTGGTTCGAAACGCGGACTCGATGACTGGGAGATCACGTTCCGATTTGCAGCCAGCCCGAACGTGGCAGGCTTATCCCTTGGGAGCATTGGCGGTATTTCCAAAGAGGGATGGCAATACCTCTGGGTTCGTTTCATCGATGACGAAGATCCAACCGCCAAGGCACTCATCAAGCGACCGGTCGCTGCTTACGTCGAACAAGTCTATCCATACGGGGATTTCAGTAACCTCGGGATCGGAGTGTGACGCGTGGGAGACCAATTCCGCAAAGTACTTCCAGGCGATCCCCTAAAAATTCCAGCTGAGGCTTGGAATGCACTGGTGGATTTGTCTCAAGACCAGAAGAACCAGCGACACGATCAGCTCTCCCAAACCGAAGGCACATCGCGGCAAACGACACTTGCCAAGGTTCGCAATCAAACCGGAGTCGACCTGGATCGTTTTTCGATCGTCGCACTGGGCGCTCCGATTATCACTCCAGGAGCCAACCTCACCGAGTTCAAACGCCAAGTCAGTTTCCAAGGGCTAGTCCCGAGCGCCGGCACTGGACCTCGGTTTGGTGTTTTACTCGAACCACTGAAAAACAACCTCATCGGAACCGCAGCTATTGGCGGATGTGTGATCACACGCGTATCCGTTGGCTCGGTCGCATACAACGCAGCCGAAACGATCGTTGGTCAAAACGGCTATTTACGCAGCGTTCCTCACGGACCCGCATCCGTACTGTGGATCGAATCGACCGGCGCACTGCGATGGGCCGTGATTCGTTTCGATGATGCCAACTACGAAGAGATCGTCTTCATCACAAGCAACATCCCAGATGGCAATGGCTATTACCCAGGTGTGGTTCAGAAGTTTGACATCGCGACCAAATCGTGGGGCAGCGTTTTCGATTGCAAGGTGGTGGATGCCAACAAATGACCCTGTATTCACGTCGGTATATCGCCACTGCTGTAAACGGGTCGGTCGAAAGCCTGCCTGTGTATGCAGCAACCTGTACGCAACAACGATCCGGGCAAGGCCCCAAACGTCAGCTCGGACACTTTCTAGGAATGATCGATGGAGAACCTTTGTATGCGGTATCTAGCTGTGAGTTTCCTCAGATGGGTCGTTACCTCATGCGTTATGTGGGTTACGACGGCCTGCCCATCTACGCCATCGTTTGCTGCGAGCAATCCTCGAGTGGCTCATCGGGGAGTAGTGGATCGTCCGGTTCATCGGGCTCCTCTGGATCGTCGAGCTCTAGCGGCTCGTCTGGCTCGTCGGGTTCAAGTGGCTCCTCGGGATCGAGCGGCAGCAGCGGGCCATCTGGATCCGGCAACCCTCCTGGATCCAACGGAAGCTCTGGTTCCTCCGGGCAAAGCGGCAGCTCAGGGACCAGCGGATACTCCGGATCGAGCGGTAGCTCTGGCAGCAGTGGATCGTCGGGATCGAGTGGTTCGTCTGGTAGCTCCGGTTCGAGTGGCTCTTCTGGCTCGTCGGGAAGCAGCGGTTCCTCGGGTAGCTCGGGTTCTTCAGGCTCGTCGGGTTCTTCGGGCACATCGGGCACTTCAGGTTCCAGTGGTGGATCGTCCGGTGGTTCCAGCGGCGCTAGTTCCTCAGGATCAAGCGGCTCATCGGGCTCGTCTGGTTCCTCCGGCAGTGGATCATCGGGGAGCGGTTCATCTGGAAGCGGATCTTCAGGTAGTGGCTCATCGGGTAGCTCGGGATCCAGCGGGCCGAGTGGTAGCGGCTCGAGCGGCAGTGGATCGTCCGGCAGCGGATCGCAAAGCGGCTCACAGAGTGGATCTGGCAGTCAATCCGGTTCGGGTTCGCAGTCAGGTTCCCAGTCGGGCTCTGAGTCCGGATCGCAAAGTGGTAGCAAGCCATCAGGTTCCGCTTCCGGTTCATCAGGACAAAGTGGTAGTGGATCTGGACCAAGCGGCACTGGACCCAGCGGTTCAGGTTCTGGCAGCAAGCCATCCGGTGGAAGCGCCGGCAGCGACTCGGGATCCAGTGGATCAGGTTCGGGCTCCGGCTCGGGAAGTGGATCTGGATCCAGCGGAGTTGGCTCCAGTGGTGTCGGTAGCTCGGGGCAATCGTATGGATCGAGCGGTGCAAGTGGTGGTGTTTCAGGAAGCAGCGGATCGGGTTCCTCGAGTGGTTGTTGCTGTCCCTGCTATTACCAGTGGAACGGGATCGGTTGGGTGCCCGTCTCGGTTCCCGATCCGTGTGTTGAGCAGAACGGACCGTTCGAGGCAGTCTGCATATGCGCAGGAAACCAGCCAACCGGTCAGGGTTCCTACATCGGTCAAATCGTTTACACGGGATGCGAACAAGGTGTGATATGAACAGACCCATTGATTGCAAACACAACGTGGAAGGTTACTGCCAGATCTCGTCCGAGTTGGCTCAAGTACCCGTACCGATTGCCTACGACGCATGTGCAGCGTGTATTCAGCATGCCAAACCACGAACCAAGAATTCGGTCACTTGCAGCAAAGCGATCCAGTACCGAACGCTCGTTGGCATGCTTCCAACGCCGGATCTACTTGAGTGTGTAAAGCCTCCGACCACCGGAGTCGGAACGGAACTGGAACTCTTGATCGAAAAGACTCGCAGAGCGCTAAGCTGGCTTTGTTTGGGATGGCTCATTCCAGACGATTTCGCTTGCGGATGCCGTTCCACCAAAACACGGATGAATGAAATGGGTGTTTGGAAATGCCTCCGCAGCAACGAAGAACTCTCGGTGGAAATATTCGCTCACTGGATCAAGTACATCCCCATGATCCGTTTCATTCCATTCGTACTGACCATCATCGCTATGTACATCCTCCGCGCTGCTTTTAACGCCGAATCTAAGGAGAAGGCCCATGTCTAATTGCAATCAAGCTACCCCCGACCTGAGTCCCGAAGCCATGTTGGAACTAATCCATCAGTGCCCACCTGGACCTTGGCCCAATGCCTGGGGCACTTGGGACAACACCATCGAAGCCCATCGACGCTTGGTGGACCAATACATCGACAACCTCAGGCCCAGTCGTGTCACTTACGCCCAAGAACGCGGAATCGTCATCGCCGGGGGAGGTCTCAAGTACTTTCCAAGCGTATGGGTCAACGTGAATCTGCTTCGGCATTTCGGCTGCACGCTCCCGATCCAGCTTTGGTACCTAGGGGACACCGAAATGGACCCCTACATGAAACGCCTGCTCGAACCCTTGGGTGTCGAATGCATCGATGCCAGAGAGATCGAAAAAGAGCACCCCTGCCGGATCCTCTGTGGCTGGGAACTAAAGCTCTACGCAACACTCCACTCACCGTTTGCCCAGGTTCTATTCTTGGACGCCGACAATGGTGTCGTCTGCGATCCAACCTACTTGTTCGACTGCGAGGAATACAAACGCCACGGTGCGGTCTTCTGGCCCGACTACGCTTGCTGGACCCTCAAGCCTGGAGTGTGGAAAGTGTTCGGAATGATGGACATGGCAGAACCCGAAGTGTCCGAACACGAACGCGCCTTCGAATCAGGCCAGTACCTCATCGACAAACGTCGCTGCGATCGAGAGCTGCGGTTGTCACTTTTCTATGCCCAGCACTCGGACTTCACGTTTCAGCACGTCTATGGCGACAAAGAATGCTTCCACCTGGGATGGCGTCGACTCGGTTCTGATTACGCGATGCCCAGCGCCGGACCCGGTTGGAATGTCCACACCATCGTTCAGTTTGACTTCCGAGGTCAAATCGTCTTTCAGCATCGATGCCAAGACAAATGGCGATTCGGGGGGAATCGTTTCGTGGACTCGCTGGCCAACGAAGAACTGTGTTTCCAGCTTGTCCGCGATCTGGCAAGCAAATGGAGTGGCACCCTTTGGAAGAACGAGGATCCAACCACCATGGAAACCGAGACCATCGAGCAATTGATCAACAAGCGGGTTTTGTACAGACGGGTTGGATACGACCAGCGTGTGATCAAA